AGTTATTTCTCCAGTTGTTGGCTATTTTCAGGTGGATAGTGAACCCATTGTGACGCGCCGTACCAGTAGCGTACTAGGTTTGTTCGGCATGGAATGGCTTGTCGGATTCACTACCCTGAAAAATCGCCCCGCCCATTTCGCATAATCCGGCATTTATCATCGGATTCAAGTATCTTTCAGCGACTCCGCTCAACACTCAGTCATACCCTGCGCAACCTGCTACGCGCCAGCTCAAAGTCGAGTGTGTTTTGCTACGTCCCCTACTGTCTACAATGCTTATAAGACGTTTGGGATTGTACTGATACTGCGCTGCGTCTATCGCGCTTCTCTGTTCCCTGCATCGGGCGCTACCCCTACGGCGTTAGCAATGTTGCGATACCGTTGCCTTTCGGCGATGCCTCACCCAGTTCCAACCTGCGGCGGATACCCAGTGAGCCGTGACACTACGCGGCCAGTTTGCGTTCACTCAGAGCAGGATGCTTTTCATCCTTTCAACTCGGTGCCGATTACATCACATCTTGAATCGGCTTGTCAACCACTTTTTACTACTGACTGTCAGGCTTGCTTGCCCTGTCAATCTGGAGCGTATTACAGCATAGTGAGACTCGCTTGTCAATACACTCCAGATTGTTAAAGAGCTGGCTAACCATCTAGCCCACCGTGTAGCGCTGCATTGCTACCCGGCGAGATGAATTACAGCAAATCACAAACAGCATTGCAAGAATTATTTTCACTGAATAGCTCAAAATGTAGGTAAGTGTATGTATTCAATAGGATTAAATATTTGATTGGATAGATACTTGAATAGCTCAATCAGTAGCTAATAACCGTCTAAAACTCTTTATAAATCAGTGAGTAAATGAAAGTAACTGTTACAGTATAAGCTGTAAGCGATACGCAGCGTAAGCGACGCAGCACGCAGTGCGGTAGCGGAGCGCGGAGCGGAGCGAGCTGGACACGCAGTGGATAGCGAGAGAACGCGAACGGATAGCAAGTATCACGGCTAGCAACGGCTAGTAGCAGTGACGCGATTAGCTGGAGTAGCTGGAGGCAGGCGAGCGCAGGCAGATAGCAGGCGCTAGCAGGCAGTGACAGGACGCAGGCGCAGCACGCAGGCAAAAGAGATAGATACCCGCCACGACCGGAGCCGATACCAGCGCAGGCCAGCGCAGGCGCGTCCAGTGGTAGCAGTGGCACAGCCAGCAGTGGCACAGCACCGCGCAGAGCACAGCACGCCACACCGCGACAATGGAAACGGGCACGCGCGAGCTGTTACCGCACGCACGCGAGCAATACCGCACGCGCAGGCACACGCGCATAATGCGCACACGTCATGCACGCGCACGCGCACAGGCGTACGGGGGCGCAGGCGCTCCTTCGAGTCGAGGGAGGCCCACGCACAAATAGTCAATTTTCAAGCCGGGGTATTACGCCTGTTCAATGTCCCAGCTTTCAATGCCCCTATAACGTCGCACAGTAAGCGCTACAGCGTTTTGCACGAGCAACCAAGGCATCCCTATACCGAACGATTGTCGGGGCTGTAGAAGCCTTTAGGAACTCAATACGAATGTCACAGATGGATGCTGCTGCGGAGTGAGGTTCCAGACGCTTGGCCGCTGCCACGGTTGCAGCACCGATAACACCGTCCTGTGCAACACCGCATACCCGCTGTAGAGCTTTAGCTGCGCGGGCGACGCCGGAGTTGACACCGAAGTCGAACACGGCACATGCAATCGCAGGGTGTAACTCGTCACCACGGATTGGGGTGAAGTAGTCCCGGCGATAGATAGCTTCGGCTTGCTCTTTGGTGAGCTGCTTGATAGGAACACAAATAGTCCCGCCAAGCCCAGTAGGGACACCGCAAGCTCGACCATCCAGCTTTCCATCACGAGCGTCACTAATTCCATGATTGGTTTCCCCTCCAGTGTCACCGGGCAGCTTGGTATAGCCACCCTCAGCCAGCCCGGTGAACTTCATACAGATTTCAAAGTTAGTCATTACATCCCCATTAGAGCTTGAATGAATGCCAGCAACGATGCTAAGTCGCCAGCTTTGATAGCGAGGTAGATACCGCTAACAAGGGATGCGGTTAGCAGGCACCACTTGACGGCATGAGCCGTGTACGTGAACAGTTTACCGATATGGCTCATTGTCTTTTGGATATCCTGAATTTGCTCGACAACGCGCAATTGCTGCTGAATCTCAACCCAGCGGGAGTCGTTCTCCGCCAGCTTAGCAATCATGGCAGCGTCACCTTTTTCGAGGTTGGCAATTTGAATCTCGTGTTTGTCGAGGCGAGTTTCTACGGATTGCATACGAGCCTCCACCGCGCCCATACGCGAATGGTTGTTAGGAGTTGGCTCCTTCTTTTGCTCCGTCATCTTTCACCTTCCTTTTCCACGGAGATGGTACGAACCACATTACCAGACCAAGAATAGTTGCAAGGCCCATTGCAAAAGCCCACAGGAGACTGCGTGGGTCGCTCTGAGAGACGTTTACAGTGCGAGCCTGCACGTTTCCATTACTCATCTGCTGACCCTGCTTAGAAGCGTTTACAGAGCCTCCTGTGACGTCCTTCACAGTTGTCGAGTCGCTACCTTGTTTAGCGGTATCCACTTTCGCGTTACCAGATACGTCGCCGACTTTGGTATCGTCGGACTGCTTTGCAGTGACACCGATACCCTGCTTGGTATTCTCAGCACCGACCTGAGCCGTCAGCTCTGGTTTGTCAGGCGAGATAACAGAGGCAGCGGCAGAGAGTGCGCTTGTCGCGGAGCAGCCCGTCAATGTCAGTGACAGTGAGAGGACTGCCCCGGCCATTAGCCGAGACAGTTTCATGCGAGTACCTCTTATGCGGCGTTAGCGATAGCCGTCAGTGCAGTCTGCACGCGGGTGATAGCTGCTTGCAGCTTAGTCATGAGCGCAGTGTTGCCAGTGGCCAGATAGCCGTCTTCTTCAAACTTGTGGCACACTTTGGTCAGGTTGTTGCAGGCGTTAATCAGCTCGTAGCGCTGAGCTGGCGTGGATGCAGAAAGAGCCATGAGTATTCTCCATTAGGACAGTACGATGCCAGTAACCACACCGTTAGCAACGGAGATGGTGGCAGTGGTTGTGTACGTGCCAGTTACAGGCACAGTGAGTGCATCGCCGTTATCGACGATAGCAGCAGTGGCCGCGAGGTTCACACCTTGCAGGACACCTTGGTTGTTGACTACGACGGTGGCGTTGTGCGGGTCTGCTGCGGCAGAGTTGCGCACAGACACAGTACCGTTGTTGACCACCGCATCAGCAGTGATAGGCAGCCGGACGTTGGCCAGCACTCCAGCGGCTACACGGGTAGAGCCAGTAGTGATACCAGTCACGGAGCCGTCAGCCCGACGAATCTCGACCGTATCGTTCAGGTCAACGATAGCCGTGGTGTCTGCCGTAATCTTCACACCAGTCAGTGCACCGCCAGTAACAACGGCAGTGGCTGGGTGACTGTCTGCACCAGCAGAGTTGAGCACGGCAGTGGCTGCGCCGTCGCTTACGGTGACAGTGCCAGCGGGCAGTGCGAAGTACCCGGCAACGGCAAGGGCATCTGCTGCGTCCTGCATACTGTCAGCAATCAGAGCTTCCTGAGCCGCTGTTGGTGCCTTGGTGTTGTTGATGAAGCGCTGAGTATTATGCGCCGCGATGTTCACTGCATTACCCACGTTGTAGCGTTGGGCGTTTGTGATGGAAGCGAGGGACATTATCTAATTCTCCGACGAGTTCCGCGCACGGGTTTGTGGCTGCGCCATTTAGAGTCATCGTAACCCATTGGGTTAGCCAAGAACTCTTTGGCAGCCTTAGCCTCACGGCGCTGGGCCTCTTCATGTTCGTCTTGCTGGAGCACCTCAGCATGGAGGTACACGGCAGCGGATAGGGTTTCAATTCGGTCATCGTGCGGTATTGCGTTCTTGTCCTGCGTGATGTTCTGCATCTGCCAGAACAAGCTGTATTCCCGCCCGCCATTGTGCATGTTGCGGCATAGGCGCAAGTCTTCCTCAAGCACAGACCAGTGCATCACCACGCGGTGGCGCTGGAGGATTGGGCTGAGTCGGCTAATCACACGCACTTCTTTCTGGCCGCTGGAGTAAGTACCCTCGCAGCCGATGGCCAATCCCTGCCGCTTAATTTCACCACGATACATGTTGGTTACTGCACCGTGGCCCATGTTGTCTTCAATGGTGATGTGCAGAACGCCCATCTTATGCAGCCATTCTACCGCCGTCTTGATGTTCTCTTCCGTCTGCCCTCCGTGGTAGACGTGCATACCGAGGACATGGATAAACGGGCCGATAGAAGCTGTGGCAAAGATAACTGATTCGTCCGTCCCACCACCAGCAGGGTCAAGAAACGCCTTGGTATTCGTGAATGGTACATAAGTCTCCGAGAAATCAGCGGCCAGATAAAGCTGGGCGCGGGCGAGCGGGAAGTCCATAGGCAGCTCTGCCAGATGACGCGGATGATTAGACCAGTGCAAATACTCCGGTGCCGACTGCGGAGAGCCGTGGAACAGGATTAAGTCACGAAGTTGCAGTGTCTGTTTGAGCGCGTCAGACAGCGACGTGTCCAGCATGAACTGGAGCTGGAAGCCTGCCTGCTGATAGTCACGTTCGTTCTGCAACTGCTTCTCTTCTGAGTAGCGCTGCGGGTCAGTCTGAGCACCGCGATTACCAAGAATGCCGTATCCAGTGCGCAGCTCAGGGTGGCCATCCATCTTCTGCTTAATCCACGGGGCCAGACAGCCTCCGTACCGCTCTTCTTCTTCCGGCGTAGGGAAGCGACCGGGCCAGATGCGTACGTCAAAGCCACGCTGTGGCAGCGAGTTATAGATGGAATCCTGAGTCTGAGGCGTGCCGAGGTATAGAATCTCTGCACCGTCGTTGGCGATAGCGGCGAACTCTTTGGTCAGGGTAGCGATACGGGCGCGGTTGGCAGGAGAGCTACCGTTACTGGTAGTCTCCACGTCATCCGCAATCAGCAATGATACGTGGTTCCCCTGCAACTGGCCGAAGATACCGACCGCTTTGACAGAGGGCTGTTTGTCAGGGATACGGAATGCGTGGTGCACGTCGAAGCCGTCCGTATAGGACGTACGTGCGCCAGCGCGAGTCTCAGGGCGCAGCCACTCAAGGCGCTCCCACTGCATAATGGCAGACACGATAGCGTGCGAGAGCGTACCTGCGTAATCGTCCGAACCAGATACCAGCAGCACAGTGGCGTTTGGCATCTGGACGAACTCATACAGGGCGCGAGCAATACCGATGGTGGACTTAGCCTCACCGCGCTGAGCCATGACGCACTTGTTCTTGAGCGTCCGGTCGGCCATGTAGCGGCCAATGTCGAGCTGCATTTCAGTGAGGTCAAAGCCCAGCCATGCGAAGTAGTCATGCAGGAACAGCGGGAAGTTGTTCTCGTAGTGAGCGCGAACGATTCCTGCCATCACCATGCGGCGTTGTAAATCCATTAGTGCATCATCCCGCTATCTTCTGCGATTGAAGTGATCGCAGCGTCCATAATGGACTTTCGTGCAGTATCCGATTTCTCCTGCTTGAGCTGCTCTTGGAGAGCCAGCAGGTCGTCGGCGTGGTCAGCATCAGCAGCGATGCCATTGTCTTTGAGGAACTGGCGAAGTACCGACAGCTCGGCTGCGGCCATCGGAGCGAGGATGTTGCCATCCTCATCTTTCTTCCGGGCCTCAACCAAGCGGTCAGTAAGGTACTCAACCAGCATCCGATGCAGCGCGTCGAGCTGCTTGTTAGCGGATGCCATGATTACTCCTTATGCTGGTGAACGGAACGAGATTGGGTAAGTCGCAGAGAGCTGCGTACCTGCCGGAATCGCCGTCTGGATTGGGTCAGAGATACCGACACGAATCTCACTGGTTGGGTTGTTCACATCCGTACGGTACGGCCCGCGAGCGATGGTGGTCTGCAATACGCTACCGCCAGCACCAGCACCCGGAATGTTGATGTGGGTGCCCGGAGTCAACATGTACCTGTAAATCCAGACCATCGTGCCTTTGTTACCGTCCATTGGGTAGTTACTTGCCAGATAAGTCTGTCCAACAGCAGCAGCCTTAACCTGATACTCAGCAATAGCTGGGATATAAGCACCGCTACGGGTTACTGTGAAGAACTTACCGTCCGTACGGATAATCAAATCGCCCTCTACGAACTCGCGTCCAGCAGGGAATTGAGTACCGTCCCAGTTAGTGATGTTTACGTCAGTGGCATCAGGCATCACGTACACTCGGTTGCTCGGCCACACGGGTACGCCGATACCACCGTCAATACCTTGACGGGGATATGGACGGGCATACACGTTGGATGCAATGCTGGACACGTACGAGTACGCACAGCGGCTCCATCCTTGGTTAGCAACCAAGTCCTCAGACAACGCATTAACGTTGGTCATGTTGAGTGTGGTGCGGCCTACGGCCAGATAACCGTTAGAGGACGTACCGCCAGCAGAGTCATCGCCAATGCAGTCGAACACTGTGCAGGTAATGTTTGCCAGATTCAGCTCACGAGCAACACCGAACAGCCGGAAGTTGTAGCAGTCGATGTTCTCGAACGTAGCTGTGTTATCCAGCCCAACGTCCTGACAGCCAACGCCAGCATAGAAGCGCCCGTTGCGCGAGGACACGTTACGCACAGTCATGTGCTGACATGGCCCGCGAGCACCAACACCTGCGTTAGTACCCCACTCCAGCATCACAATACGGATGCTGTGCGGGTCAGTACCTGACGTGACTACAGGCTCACCGCGCACACCATTGATGGTTACGCGACGCGCACCATAGCACAGCACAGTAGCCATAGTAAGGCCAGAGCCGTTCGATACGTTCTGGTCAGGGTCGCCGTCGATGTTCTCAATCAGAGAGTCACGAACCTGCTCGAAGTGCACAACCTGACGGCAGCGCCGCGCTTTGACGTTGCGGATAGTGATGTTCTTGGCGTAATAGCTGTCTGGCGTGTCGAGGCCATACGGAGAGCTACCAGCCACGCCGATACCAATACCCCAGTTGGAGTTGTTAATCGGAGCCTGACCAGTGCTGTCGATATTCTCAAGCACGATGTTCTCAATCAAGCAGCCGTCGTCATAGTGGTTCTGGACAACGTTAAGCTCAATACCGTCACCGCCCATGTCATAGAACGACAGGTTGCGGAACAGCCCACGAGTCATAACTGAACCAGTACCCTGCTGCAAGATACCATACAGACCGTTGCGGAACTCACAGTCAGTTACCTCAATGGTGCCAGTGGCAGGGATTGCTTGGAGCATAATACTCGCTACCTTGCTCAGCGTAGGCTTACCATCAAATAGACCGTTGCGGATACGAGTGTCGCCGCCGTATGGACGCAGACGAAGGTTGTTGATTTTGAAGTTGCGGAACAGTGAGTTGACGATGAATACGTCAGAGGTGCCTTTCCACGTACCGCCTACCACCTCAATATTGGTCATGGTAACGTTGGCATTGAGAGTCCCTACCCAGCCGCGAGCATCAACGACTTTGTTGTTGGCTGCTGCATAATCGAAGCAAGCCTGCACCGCCGCAGACACAGTAGCGTACGCAGAGTTGTTGGTGAACTCGGACAGGCACACCGTATCCTGACGGTTCAGGAACGTGCCACCAGCCAGAGTACCAATCCACTTGCCGCCGTCCGGCATAGCCAGCGCGATAGCCAGTGCGGAGTCTGGAATATCCACCAGAGGAATCATGAAGGGCTGACCATTATCGTCAAAGCCCAGTGCCTTGTTCTTACGGAATGCCACGGTCGGCAGCGCACTGATGGACACCTCAGAGTTAGGGATGCGCAGCGCCCGGTCTAACGGAGCTTGCCACGCCTCCTGAGTCTCTTCTGCTTTGAACAGAATCTGCTCAAAGTTCTCATCAAGGTTCTGCCCGGTGAATGCGGCGTCCTGCCCAAACTTGTTGAGCAGGGTTTCGTCAGTGTACCGCTGCAAGCGGATAATAGCGCCAGCAGTCGGTGGATATGTGAATACGATTTGCTTGGTCACGGAGTTGTAGGTGTAGCCGCCAGTCTGTAGCTCAGAGTTGACGTACACCTGAATCTGCGTGAACACTCGTTGTTCAAAGGTGACGAGGAACGCAGTCTGCGTCCCGTTCGCCACATAGGTGTTATAGCTGTTCGCCATTATTCGCCCTTAACTGCTTCATTGAGTGCACGGACACCCGGCACAATGGAGATGAGAGGAAGTGCTTGAATGATGTTACCAGCCGCTCTACGCGCATCGTTAACCGCTTGGTCAGTATCTCCGGTCAGGAGATTACCAGCAGCACCAGTGGTTGCGCCAGCAACGCCGTACATGCGGTCAAGGAACAACAGGCCCGGTGCACCGAAGCTGCGCTGCTGCCCAGTCAGGACACCAGTGAACTCGGATGCAAAGCCGATTGCACCGATGTAGTTCAGGGCTTGGCCAGCCAGTTTACCCGGAGTCATCGTGGTAGGGTCTTTGAAAGCCTTACCAGAGATTACGTTATTCGCAGCCGTAGCCATCATAGCCAGTGGGAACTGATACGCCATAAGTGTGGCCATACCACGAGCACCATCACGATTCCATGTACCAACCAGTGTCTTGTTATGCGTCGCTGCCACAAAGCGGCGGAACGTGAACAGGAACTTACCGAGTGTACTGAACTCAGCGAATGCAGGCAGCTCGCCTACGCGGGCGCGTACAATGGCATCGTCCATAGCATTCATCATCACAGTACGGGTACGGTTGAATACACCCTCATCCCAAGACTCAGGCTTGGTGCCGGACTTGGCCACCTCTTTGCGCACATCAGCCAGCAGTGCATCGTTGGCACCGTAGGTCTTCATGGCAGCGATAGCCTTGGCATCACCCTCAGCAGCCTTGCGCAGTGTCTGCATTACCAGCGCCGCATTGGTGCGGGTCTGGTGGAAGTGGATGTACTTCTGCATGTTGATGAACATGGTGGCGTCACGGGCGTGCTCAAGGCGCATAACCCACGGAGACTTGTCAGCAGAGAACATATCATCGTAGTGCTGCAAGATTGGGCGCATACGGATATCACCAGCCACGGCAGCGGTCAGTGCTTCCTCTGTGTCCAGAGCCAATTGCCGTCCATCCTTAGCAGATACCTTCATCTGTTTAAGAAGTGCACGAGCCTCCGGCAGCGTACGCAGCATGGCCTTGAACGTGTTCATGGCACCGAACCTCTGCATCATCGTACCATACTCCACGAGCTGCCACAGGCCGGATGCAGCCAGACCAGTAGCCTGAGTCAGTGCAGAGAGCTGGCGCATGAACTGCGGCATCTCTTCACCAACAGGCGCACCCATGTAATAGTTGACGATGTTGTCGTACTGCTGTAATGCTTCCCGGCGCTTAGTGCCGTCAGCAATAGATTTGGCCAGAGCCTCACGAGCAGCCGCACGTTCAGCGTCAGTACCCAACCCAGCCTCATGCAGAGCCAGTCGCCCGGTAATGCGGCGGTTGTAGCTGTCCATCATACTGGTGATGCTGTCATCGAACAGGTCGCGCACCTGCAAGTTAGGGCCAAGCTGGTGCATCATGTCAATGTTGATACGAGCCTTGAGCATCGACGGTCGGCCAGCGTCCTCGCCAGCGGGACGAAGCAATGCGGATGCACGGGCCTTGGCAGCCTCATCGAAACCCTTCGCGTTGTTGATAATTTCGAGCAGCTCATCACGGCCCTCCTTGTTGATGATGTGACCTGAGTTGTCGATACCGTAGCCTTTGCGCCGAGCACGCTCAACCATCGCATGGGCGATGACGTTGGCAGTCGGGCGGTCAGAGCTGAGGCCACGCTGCACTGCTGTAGTCATCTGCTTCATGAACGCTTTCTTACCGAGCAGGCGCTCAGCTTCCTCGACTTTGGCTACGTTCATGCGGCGCGGATAGTAATACGGGTTCTTCTCAACGAAGCCCGGTTCAACCATACCTTTGCGCTCCAGCTCTTTACCGACAGCACGAGAGTATTCACCCAGTCGGTCAACAGCGTTGGCCACGTCAGTGTTAGCGCCACGGAAGTTAGGGTCAATCATGCGCTTGTCGAGTTCCATACGAACGGCAGACTCGAACTCCTGCTGAGCACGGCGGTAGCCCACCGGGTCATAGAAGCGACGCAAGTTGCCCCATCCCTGATTGGCGAGTGACACACGCAGGGTGTCTTCGTACTGGTTGAGCAGCACGCCGAACCGAGCCTGAGTCTCGCGCTGGATAGCTGCGGCAGACGTAGCGTTAGGATTAAGCGGGTCATCAAGCAGTCGGTCTGCCAGAGCTTTGGAGTCCTCAGAGTGACCAGAGAACGTCTTGTACAGTGACCACTCAAGCCACGGACGTTTCGGGTTCGTCTGCTCACCACGGCGGGCAAGGTCAAGGCCGCGCTGGGCAGCGTCACGGATAGCGGCTGGCACTTCATCAGTCACCACTGCTCCACGAGGCCCGACACCGAGCGACATTGCCAATGGAGACATGGCATTGTTCGGGTCGAACTGCGGTGGGTTGTTAGGGTCAATACCGTTGCGGCGCTGCATCTCTGCTGCGAACTCTTCCGGCGACATGTCAGCCAGTGAGCGCTCTGCTTTGGCTGGCTTGAACACAGCGGCAGTAGCAGCACCATGCAGTGCAGCAGCGAAGATAATCTCGTTGTCCGATACCGGGCGAGCCTCGCTACCCACTGTCGCCATAGTCGCAGCAGTGGTGGCCGCGCCAATGGCTGCGGTTCCGATTCGGCCAAGTTTCAGGGCAGTGCCTGCTCCCATAGAGAGCAGGTCAGTGGCGAGATATAGAGGGTCAGCGAATTGCACGACAGCGTTCATGACAGGAGCTGTACGAGCCAGCTCACTGCGGTCGCGCATCTCCTGCAACTGCTGAGTCCTCCAGTTAAACTCGTCCATAGATTTGGACTTGAACAGGAACGTCCGGTCATCCTCAGTAACTGGGAACTGGACATTCTGTAAAGCCTCGTTGGGCTTGAAGTTCGGGTCTACTTGGAATGTGGGCTTGTTGATTGCAGCATCAAATAGCTGAGTCGTATCCCAGTTCTTAACAGAAGCGCTCAGTGCCGTTGACATTGGCGTCGCTTCCAGTTCCTGCATTCTTTCAAACTGCTCGATGGCCCCCTGACGGGTAGCCTCTTGCAGTGGGGTGCTGAGAGTCTCAGCCTGCACCGGAGCCGGAATCACCAGCGTGGGGGCATTGGCCCCCTGCTTGGGAGCCATGAACTTGTCGAGCGATTCTTGAGTAATCATTCCTGCATACCTGCGAGTAGTGTTTGGATGTAGTACCGCTTACGGTCGTCTTGAGAGAGCTTAAACGCTGGCGTCTCTGCCAGTGCCTGCACTGCTTGCTCACGTTCGCCGAGCCGGATGGCATCAGCGAGCTTACTGTACGCGCCCGGAGAACGATACCAATCAGAGCCAGCCTGATAACCCATCTGCATCATGAATTGGAACTGGGCGTCGTTATCACGACTCCACCCCAAAGCAGATGCCTGACCGGGCATTTGACGGGCGACCATGTTGGTATGGTTCACGAACGTATCGTGGATAGTTCTCGCAGACCATTCTGTACCGCCGCGCATCCCGGCAGCCTGACCTTCTGCGAAGTACGGGCTACGGTTAGAGATGCCTACGCCATTGGTTTCTACACCATGGCTGTCACGATACGTCTGGTTGCGGATACCCTCGAACTCAATGAGCTTGCCGCGAGCTTGCAGCATATAACTTTCTTCAACGCCAGCGGTGTTCATACCGTTAACGCGAATACCGATGTTGCTCGAACTGTCTACGAAGAGTTTCCCATCGCCATAGACTTCATTGTTGGCTGTAGCCGCAGCACGGTCATCCTCACGGATGCGCTCCTGAATAACCTGCGGAGAGATTTTACGAATCTCGCCAGTAGCAATGCCGTCTTTATTGGAAAAGGTAACACCCAAGCTACCGTCAGGATAGAACTGGTAGATTGGCGAGTACCCTTCTGGTGGCTTCGTCTGGTCAAGCTCTGCGATGGCGCGTCCCACACGGTCAGGCGCAACGTTCGGGTCAAGCCCCAACATGCTCTGTACAGTGCGACCACGCGGCGCAATCAGAACTTGTCCAGCGCTGAATGTGGATTCACCCACACGAAGAACTCGGTTCGCCAAGTTAGCGGCGGCGCGGCTCTTCATACCTTCCACGCTGAGGTTCGGGCTATTCAGCAGAACAGCCTGTAACTCTTCTTTGTACGCAGCCTGCACCTCTGCAAGCTGGTCATGTGCGCTCACATCCCCGGCAGACACGCGAGCCATATACTCGTTGCGTGCGTCATCACTGAAAATACCAGCGATAGCCAGACCTGTGCGCGACCACCAGCCCATAGAGTCCATCTCTTGGACTGCGCTGTTCACGTCTTTCTGGCGCTGAGTCAGCACCTGAGACTTCTGTGCAGGGGTCAGCCCAGCATACGCTTCCTGCTGCTTGATGTAGCCCTGCCCTGCTTGGTCAATGGTCTTGCCAGCCTTAATCTGCTCGCGCATGTAGACCATCTTTTCTTGGTTCTCTTCCGACAGACCAGACAGCAGTTTAGTCCACGCAGTCTTGTCACCCTGATTCTCGGCCACAGTGATGCGGTCAATCATACCAGTGATGGACTGAGCTGCGTCAGGGTTCATCTGCTCGACGGTGCCGAAGTTAGACAGCGATGGCTCCAGCAGTTTGGCTGCGGATTTGTACGCAGTAGGGAAGCCAGTCTGCGCACCAATCTGTAGCAGGTCGAACGCCACGGAGCTTGCTGTTGCCCCCGGCTGCTTCATTCGAGCTTTGATGAATGCGTCGGCACCGTCTTGCTCGCTCGCGCCCTTCTGCAACATGTACGTCTGGTTCCCGGTGGCATAAGCCTGACCGAGCTGGCTGGTCTTGGCTTGCTTCTCGTAGTCTTTGTAATAACCCTCGATAGCAGAGCTGTAGCCAGATGCAGAGATTAGCTTCTTGTCGGCGAGCTGCTGGAGGATGCTGCTGTAAGTCTTAGGGTCAACGTCACCGAACACAGCCTGACGAGCATTGAGCTGGCCATACTGCTCCAGCAGACCCATGTTGTCCTGCACCTCAGTGCGGTTCTTTGACTCACGAATCTGGCCCTGTAATTTGGCCAAATCATCAGCAGGCAAATCGTTGAACAGACCGGAGTTAACAGCAGTCTCTACCGGGGTGCGCAGGTCTTGCGAGAGCATGTTGCTCATCATCGACGTGACCTGCTTCTGGCGCACGTCCAGTGGCAGCTTGTCGTCAGCCATGATGGACTTGGCCCATGCCAGCGTAGCAGCCGTAGCGTTCGCGTACGCGCCACCGTCGCCGGATGCTTTGGCTTGAGCCGCCAGAGTAACGAGGGTGTTACCCTGCGAGTTGTACATTGATGCACGCTGCTCGACAAGGTACTTACCGTGCTGTGCAGCCTGCGTGCGAATCAGCGTATTGCTGAATGTCAGTTGGTTCTCTAACAGAGCCTGACGCCCTTTGAGCGTCATGCCATCAGTATTGTCGAACAACCCTGTGGTCTTCTGGTCGATGACTTTCAGGAAGTCCTGCGGATTCATCTTAGCGTACTCAGTCATGTTGGCTGAGATTTCAGAGGCTACGTTGGCCATCTGCATACGCTTGTACTGGTCATTGTAACCAGCCTTGTGAAACTCGGCTGTCAACCAGTTGGAGTCCAAATCCTCCACTGCTTGGCCGGAAGCAGCCGCGTTAGCACCTTTCAAATACTCTTCTTCCACCGCACGCTCAGTGACACGACCAGCCAACTGGCTGGCCATGTTCATGATGCGGGAGATGGATTCTGTAGGGAACGTATCGATGCTTGTGTCGCGGCCTGCGAGACTAAACGGAGTCTGAGCCTGCTGCACATTCGGTACGCCCTGTTGCGCAGCGTTGAGGTTAGCGCCACGCTGGTCACGCATAATTGGCATGATTAGCCCCCATAGAAGCTACCGGAGCTGTAGCCCGTGTAGCGATTAGAACTGTACTGAGCAGGAACCGGGTCGAACTCCCCAGCTTTCTGCATCCAATTGGTGGTGCTATAGCTCGAACCAAGATTGGAGAATGTCGATGCTGTAGCCCCGGAACCGCCTTGAGTACCCGTACCCTTAGCTCCCTCAGTCGGCATATAGTCGAAGCTGGTCTGAGCAAGGCTCGACAGGAACTGCATACTGGATACGCCAATAGCGCGGCCAAGAATCTGGCTATTGCTGGCTGGCTTCTGCGAGTACCGCTGAGCTGCCACGGCAGTGCTGACGATATCCTGAATACTGGTGTCGAGGTTCATTTCCTGAATCTGCTCGTTGAAGCGGGTAGCTGCTTGGCTTTCCTGATTCTGACGGCTGATATCCTGAACGGCTTCGTCCACAGACGCACCCTCGATACCTGCCGCTGCCGCGTTGTTGATGCTTGCGCCAGCGGCTCGGTTGGCTTCCTTGCCAATGTTATACAGGTCGGTGCCAGTCTGCTGCCGGAGTAGGCCGCGTTGTAAATTGACGGTGTTGATGCGTTGTCCCATTGCCTGCCACGTCTGCTTGTTGAGGCGCTCATTCTCAGCTTGCACAGCTTTCATCTGAGCACGCTCAGCCCGTCCCTGAGCATACGTGGTAATGAACGAGTTAGTCGCATCAGCGCCAGCTTTGGCGAAGACTGCCCAACCCATATTAGATTCTCCGAGTGCGATTGTAGAACTTGATGTAGTAACCCAAACCCTGAATGTTCAGGTCGCCTGCCGTGTTCGATGTGACAACCATGCTGCTCGACTCGACCTCAAGGCCCATACGGACTTTCAGGTGCGCACGCTTCGCCAGCATAGCAGACTCAAGGCCAAGCTCCTGACTCGTGTACCGAATCGGGCTGGAGATGATGTTGAGCGCAGAGTACGCTCCCCGGTCACTGGCTGTGATGTTGAACAAGCTGGTGTACCGCAACGTGAAGTTGTAGTCCATGATAATCATCTTGTTCACATCCATGTACGAGCCGTCTTGGTTGAACACTCGTGGTGGCGTCGGGCTGAACGTCGCAGTGAACCGAAGCCCAACATACAGCGATGTGCTGCCGTAAGATGGCTGCAAGTACAGTCGGCGATTGGTAGTGTCCACAGACAGCACGCCCACCTCAGCACCGATGTAGCTGCCGGATGGCACCACAGTTGTGAGGAAATCAGTATTTCCATCAGCCGTGTACCGGGAGGCAATGATATCCCACAGCGCTTTCTGCACCCCATCAGCAGCGAACTGGATGTATGAGGTATCAGTGGCCGGGTTGGTTACTGTCATCAGTTGAGCATAGTCAACAGCGGGCAGGAATCGCGCCGGGTCGGTCGGGTCAGGGGAATCTCGCATGGACAGCGTGAGCATGTTCATGTGTCCATTCTGCTCGACCAGCATCACCAGCACCTCGCGCACGAACCATGCAGCATGGATAGTGCCATACACTTCCCAGCGATGCCAAGAAGACAGCACCTTCTCATCACCAGACCACAGGTACTCGTTGATGTACAGAGTAGACCGCTCAGAGTTGGAGCCGAACACAACAATGTTGTTCGTGGTGCTGGCAGAGATGTAGCTGTTCGCACCCTCCAGATAGGTCGGCAGGTGGTCTGTCACATCCTGACTCACATACTGCAAGTCGGTGTAGCCAGACGGCACCATCTCTTTCACGGAGAACGAGCTATTGGAGCGCGGGTACGAGTAATACAGGCTGCGGCCAGAGGTAGTAGGCGCTACTCCAGTGTCCATCTGATACGTCGAAGTCAGCACTGCGGTGGCGTTGTTCGGCGTCAGAATCTGGTTGCGTCCGGGGATTACCGCTTGGTGTTCCTCACTCGCCAGAATCAGGTCAGAGTTGAACGGCACCCCATACCGGAACGATGCCCCGGCGAAGCTGGATGCAGTGAACTCAATACGGTCGTCGTCCAGCACCTGCGTAACAGTGGTGCGGAAGAAGTTCTGACGGTCATCCTTATTGCTGGAACCCATGCAGATGTACGGCCCGGAGAAGATAATCAGGCGGCCTTGGAACGACGCCAGCCCAGTAATCCCGACGCCATTGGCATCAGTGAATGCTGGGATTGGGTTGTTGTTGTCGTCTCCAGCGGTTCGCCCCGGCCACGTACCCTGTGCAAACGAATGCTGGTTCTGAGTAGTGGTGGTCTTGAACACGAGCGGCATACCGCTTGGGTTAATCCCTGTCGGCGAGCCATAAGCACTCTTCTCAATCCAGCGAGAGTCTCCGTAACTCCACTGGAAGTATTGGGCGAAACTGGCGTCACCAACTGTCATGATGAATCCACCAGCCTGAGATGGCAGACGGGCAGGCAACTTGGTGGTGAGGTCTACTGTGTGGGTATTCGACGCTATTGCATACGTGGAGCCTGTACCAGTAGACACGTTGAGGTCGCCATGTGCTGCATCAATTTGCAGGTACATGTAAGCGCCGTCAGTTTGCACCACCTCAAGCCCGGTAGCCCCACCAATCTGGCTGTTAAGCTGAGAGGATAACTGGCCAATGATGTACTCAGGGGTGGACTCTGTGGCGGCGTTGGTGGCGTTGGCCTCTGGAGTCTTGTATGAGGCGGAGTAAGCCCCGCCACTGGTCTGGATTCGTACGGAGTAGGTCTTGCCGTATGCACCAGCCAAGACGAAAAAGTAACCCCGGCGACCGGGATTCATTCGAGTCTCGTTCTCAAGCAGCACAGGCAGCTTGGAACAGTTAGCAACGTACATGGTGTTGCCGACAGTCGTGAACACAATGTCGTCAGGGTTGGAGGTAACAAGATACGAGGACTGGCCCATGAACTGGACTGTTTCAGTCTCTACGATGGCAGTGACATAACCAGTCAGCGTATTGACTACGAACGTGGTGATGCCCCAGCCTAAGTTGGTTGTGTAAAAGCGGAGGTGGCCAAAATTCCCAAGGCTCCACACGCTAACGTTAGTCGAGCTTACGTCGCGGTTATGGCGGGTGCCGGGGCGTTTGCGGAGGCCACGCACGGTATCAGAGGTCATGTTGACCTGTTCCTCAACCTGCGATAGCTGACGGTCAGTATAGACCTGCTGGCTGACGCCGCCGAGGATGGATTTGTAAGAGCCTTGATAGACTGGCATTATCCTCTCCGAGCACTCTCATAGCGCCACCACGCTTTGCGCTGGCGGGCATTAAATCGACGTTGACGAATGTGGATGGACTGGCATTGCTGCAACGCAGTGGCGAACCCAACCTGCACGCTCTGCGGCAAGTTATCGCCCATGTCGTCGGCATATGCGGAGCCAGCGGCAGAGTACGCAATGAGGCGCTGTACCGGGCTTGGCAGGTCATCCCACTCAAGGTCATAAGTCACAACACCGCTAACATCCTCTGTAAATACAAAGGTTTGCGACGTTGCGTTGTAAAGATACCCGCCTCGCACAATACACTCAAACCCATCGGGGATGAAGCTCAGTGCGTCTGCGGGGTATTTAACTCTACCATCTGCCTCGCGGGGGATGGTGATTCGGATATTGTTGAACCACCACCCATCGGTGAGAACTTCCTCCGTCGCTACGTTAATCTTGTCAAGTGCAAGGGTTACGGACGGGTTACGAATCTCAGTCGAGGATACGGTGTGCTCCGACAATGCCCGAAGAACAATGTTAACTGCTTCGAGTAAAGTCATAAAACCTCCAGTGACAATCATAGAAGCCCCTCTTGCGAAGGGCTTCGAGTTTGCCATTAGGCTTCGGTGGTGACTACACCAACCACGTCAGGACGCTTCTGACCCACGGTGTACATGTGGAAGCTGTCCAGTACGTTGGTCATCTCACGTTCGTCATCCCACACGCGGTTGAACAGCGGTTGGGCTTCGACAGTGACCAGCGCCAGAGACGGGTCGAAGATAATCATCTTACGCTTCACTTCCTCAGCGGTGACGTTGAAGTCAGGGCCGAGAATGTGGTCAGTGATTGCAGCCTGCGGGAAAGCGTTGCTCTCAATCAGGCGTACGCCGTTGACGTAAGCTACGCGGCGCATAGCGAAGTCGTTGACGCCACGGCCACCAGTGAACTCAACGTTCATCAGTTTCTTGTGCTCCAGCAGAATGCTGAACCACGCCGGGTCAATCAGCGTAACCAGACGGCCAAGGTCTGCGTCGCGGCGGATGAATGCCTCAATCACTTTCTTGTGACCGTGAACCAGTGCGCTGGCGTCGTCTTCCTCAGAAGCTACAGTACCAGTCAGCGTCACTTTCTCCTTGATGCCTGCGTTGAACGCACCAGCCAGAGATGCAGGCGGTACGAAGTCAGCAGACTTCTGGAGCTGGATGACGTGCGCTTGGTCGAACGCTTTCGCCTGAGATGTACCCATGTTACGGGTCAGCTCAGCACGGAAGTCCGGCGCAGTCCAGTCGTCCTGATAGTCAATCGGGATACGGATATAAGACACCGTATCAACAGTGACAATCAGCTTCTCGGAGCGAACTGGCTGGTTCTCCAGAGACTGACCAGACTTACGACCTTTGACGGTCACGGAGCCGAGGCGGTCGCCACGCCAAGTGTTGGACTGGTTAGCCACAGACTTGAAGTTGGTCAGGCCGGAACGGAAGATGGAGTTGTAGATGAACTGGGTCTGAACATCACGGTCATACACCTCAAGGTGAATGTCGTTATCAGAGTTCGCGCCACCCCAGTGTGGACGGAACTGATTCGGCTGATAGTAGTTGTCGGCCATGTGAAATCCTTACGAAGAAATTAGTAACCCAATGCCTTAGCCTGCTTCCGTTGCTCTACCAGTACGTTGTAATGCTGGTTGTACTGCGGAGAGCCAACAGGGAATGCCTGCTCAAGCCACGTTAAGTGTTGGCGAAACGCCTCGTTGGTCATCACCTCTTGAGGTGCTTGGCCTCCACCACCGGGAGTCAAACTTTGACCACTACGCTGAATCATGTTGCCTTGCTTGCCGACGAACTGGAGGATAGTGTTCACGGCAAGATGAACCTGATTCGGGTCGCCGGAGTTTACGGCGGCGATGACGGCCTCAATGGTGGACTTGTCGGCTGCGGTATTGAATGCCTGTACCGCGAGATTCCAACGCTGCTCACCACCAGCCATCTGGTAGACTTGCTGCTCAATCTGAGCATCACGAGCCTCACCTGCCGCTACTAACGCGCTGAACTGGCCTTTCAAAATCTGAACAGTCTGCGGGTCGAACTGGGCAAGATAACGCTCATTCACGAGGGTAGGGTCACGACGTTCGTACGCACTACCGAACGCTGCCAGCAGGTCGATGTTATGACCGCGAGCGATTGTGTCCATCCCTTGGAATACTGCCTGACTGGTTTGGTCAGGGAAAATCTGTGCAACCTGCTCCGGCGTCAGGCCACCCTCCTGCTGTGCCAACTTATCAGCCGTCAGGTTCTGATTAGCCAGCACTGGCTGAATCTGAGGCTTCTGCTGCTGTGGCTGCTGCTGAGGCTGCTGTAGCTGCTGGAATGGTTGCGGCTGCTGTTGCTGCTGCGGCTGTGGCTGGCGACCATATGGGTCGAAAGCGTAAGGCTGCGGAGCTACCTGCGGCTGCTGGAACTGCTGCGCCGGAGCGACTTGGCCCGGAGGCGTGACGCCCGGTTGCGGATACCCATTAACCGGAATAGGCGGAGCCGCATAAGGGCTTTGCATCTGCGCTGGGCCATAAGGGTTGGCTTGCTGGCTAGGCGCGTATGGAGATGGATTGCCCTGTGGTTGTGGTGCATACGGGTTGTACTCCTGATTCGGGAGCAGGCCCGGTTGCGCGAACGGAACCTGCGGCTGCGGAGTAGCGCCGCCGCGAGGAAGTTCAATCGGAGTGCCTAAGCGTCCGAGCGCTGGGTTCTGTACCACTTGGCCGCCGCCAGCATAATCAGCACCGCCGTGACCAGAGGGAGTATAGGTCGGGCCAGCGGGTACGTTTTGGGGAGCGTGTGCGGCAGTAGGTTGGTATTCACCAGTCATGTAATCTCCAAATTAAATCTGTGAGACGTTGGGCGCGGTATCGACTACACCGGGCTGTACGCCAGCGGCAGCGGCTGCTGCATTGTCGATTGCCTGACCTTCATTGGCCAAGTCTTGTGCGGATTTACGATAGTCATCCAGCGCAACGCCATTAGAAGCGAAGATTGTCTCCAGCACCTGCTGAGGGTCAATCACGTTCGCTACCGTGTTGATATTTTGGACAGCAACCATTGCTGCCTGCGAGTCAGTCAACGCACGAATGAGCGTCTCTGCCTCGATACTGCGACCGAGGGCGTCTAAGCCTGCTTCAACTTGAAGCGAAAGTACGTCGCCCACAATGTCAGGTACGTTTGCCTCATCCAGTTCGGCGAGCAGGACGTATGCCAGAGGAATCTGGAGCGTCTTAGCCTGCATGGAGTATGGCCCACCTAACCCGCGCTCGGCGCTGGTTGCTACCTGCTGCACTTCGGTTGCGGTGGTACGCTCGGAATCACGGAACTCGCCAGTGTACATGAACGCTTGCGCGAGTCGCTGCACAATCTGGTTGATTTCGTCACGAGCCTGCTGAACTTTGTTGTAATCCCCGACCTCCAAGCCAGCCAGCGTTGTGCCGCTCTGGAGTGGAACCACCTGCCCTGTCTCAGCGTTCTCGATATCGTCAGCGTTGCCGCCAGAGCCAGTCATCAGCCACAGCACGCGCAAGGCTTCTTGCATGTACAGTGCGCTGTGCTCAGACAGAAGCGACAGACGTGCGAAATCCCCAGCGTGGTCTTCGACAATCCCGCGACCATAATGCTCGCCAGACTTCAAAGACCACACTGGGAATAACCAAGGGCATACTTTTTCAGGGTAGTAATCTTTACCGGGGGTATAGACGCAGCCTTGGTAGTTACCAATCTGCTGGGTAATCTCATAACCGTACTTGCCACTTTCCTTCTGGACGCGGAGCACGCGGGTATAAAGCCACACACGCTTGTTGCCACCACAACGGAATCCCTTGGCGTTCAGCATGTTCTGAAAGTCTTTTGGCAGGGAGTCCCATTGCAGGCGCTCTTTGATAATCGCGTCCGTAACAACGCCACGACCGTCGCGCTGCACCACGAAGGATTCCAATCCGTACACTCGGTACGAACCAGTTTCCATATCGCGGTACAGCGCGGCGTTACCAGTGACTGCTTGCTGGGCTAGTGTTTGCAGTAGGTCTGCATAGCCACCGTTCTCTTTAGCTTTATCGACGATGGCTTTCTCAATAGTGATTAAAGCCTGATTGACCTGCGACATTTTCTGCCGCATGGCATCAGTGACTTTGTTTAATTTCAGCTTTACGAACCGGGCAGATGCCGGGAACAGAAACTCACCGAGTCGAGCGACAAGGTTGTTGACGAGCAGAGCGCCCACAGATTGGTAGTCACGAGTGACCTGCTGGCGGTTTACATCGTCAACGTCAGAGCGGTCGTACTCGCTAACCAGTTTGGCCAGCGTGTATCGGCTGTACTCTCGCGCTTTGGTGACAACGTTGCTATCCCGGTACTTCTGCCACAGAGACTCATAGCTGACGTTCTGCGCGTCTTGAACCATGCTTAGCTCCCGATTCCAAGATTGCTTGCAACACCTGTACCTGTACGGCGGCGGCGTGCAGACAGCGTATCAGAAGCAGAGCTGACCTGACCGCCAGACTCAATCGTGGGGGTGTTCTGGTTAGACAGGTCGGCAGCCAAGTTAGCTTGCATAGTCTGCGCTGCTACCTGCTGCGGGTCTGTCTTGATGGTGTACTTCGGCGCTTGGCTACCCAGTCCGAAGACGGAGCCAATGCCCTTGAATACGCTTTTAACTGCGCCCATTACGGTTTCTCCAAATCAATAAAGCGGTACTCCTGAACATAAGGACGTACCATGTGGGAGTAACCGCACCAGCGCAACCCGGCTCTGCGGGCAGCTTTCTTCAACTCGCGGAGAATGGCACGCATCACTCCGCGATTACGATACTGAGGCCACACATAGGAGGCCATCACTACAGCCATATCGCCGACATGGATATCGAACAGTTGACCGATGTGAGCTACACCCATCAGTGAATCGTCATCATCTGTGACATACACATCTGTGCAACCGTTGGCTGTTGCTTTGTACATCTCTTCCACAATCACATCGCAAGGCAAGTCAGACCATGTTCTCTCATGCTGAATACCTTGAGCTACAGCCTCCCTAATATCGAGAGGCATCGTTGTGTGTTGTAGGTTATCCTTAGCAGTCACTCTCATTACACTGTCCTCTCACGGATACAGTCCAGCACCTCTTGCTTACCTGCTTCCCTATTGAGCTGAGTCAGGTTTGTCTCTGGTACTATCGTCTTACCTACATCAGACCACGTACCGAACCGTTTCTCAAGGTAAGCTAACTGAGCTTTGTTGAAGGTTACTCTATCAACTGGAGATTCTTTCATGAGTCACTCTCTCAATGATGATAATCATACAGGGTATACCACTTTCAGTTACTTTCATTTAAGTCAATAGAATATAACACTTTTTTCAGCAGAAAAACTTGGTAGATTTCAGCACCTCTTTGATATCCAACTGGCCTTTAGCCGGAGGCTCAACACCATATCTTTCAGCAAGTTGCTGAATAGGGTCATGTTCCTCGTACATCTGCACGAATTTTTCACGGATGACTCTGTGCAACAGCCCAGCGTGTGCTGCCGCAACGCCGAAGGAGTCATGGATAGACACCATGTAAACCCCGTTATTCCACATTTCCCACAGCACTTTCATCATGTGGCTGGCATCCATAGCGTGCACAAAGTTGGGTGAGATAGCTGCTGCACACTTACGGGAGTCCGGCTTATCCAGCCATTCCCTAATCTTAATGCCGTGCACACCCATTAGGTTCAGGCCCATAGCTGCCTCTTTCGAAGCCTGATACAGATTAACCATCCGTAAGCCTGACGGAGCTATCACCTCAACGTACTCTCCTTTCTCTGCCACCATAGTCGCCAGAGATTGCAACCAAGCCATAAGCTCTGCCGCTTTAGGAACCACTCGCGGTATAGCGTCCCACATAATCCCGGCAATGAACATCGCACACTCGAACAGGCTGTGTCCGGGAGGCAATGGGATGTTGTTCTCGCGCAGGTACAGGGCATAGTAATCAACCATACCGTGGCGGGTTGCCCCGTAAACGTAGGTCATTACAGGCTTCTTGGCCATCGCACGCTGGATGCCAATCTTCAACAGCCACTGCCCCAGCTCAGTCTTGCAGGATGCCTCAGACTCGCGCAGTGCTGCCATTGCTGCGTCAGCAGTCTTGAGGTAGATATCGGCTTTGCGCCCCGGCGAGTTAATCAGGTTGACGGCAGCACCGCCCACCTCATCACGGAGCATAGCCGACAGGTGCTGTAGACCTGAGCAAGTTGCATCCCACTGCGTAACAACGCGGCACGGGTACTCTTCCGGGTTGCCGCTATCCAGCGCACGCACCAGCTCTACAGAAGCTGCCCATGCACACAGAGGACTATCGGCCTCAGACCAGAATGAGTCGTAAGCCTCCGGCAGTCGGCAGGCTTCACGAAGTCTTGGCAGGGTCTTGTCAGTCCAAGCCGCCCGGTCTTCAAAGTCAGTGGCGTCATAGCCGAAGCAGTTGGCCACATGCACTTTCAGCCAGAACAACCCTTCACTGCCAAGCGGCACAGCGTCGGCTAATTCTAGCAGCGCCCTTATTGCGTCGATACCTTGAGGATTCAGAGACGATGCGTAGTAGATTCGGCCACGAGTGTCGGCGTATGTCGGCAGGTAGATACGCTCGTATGCACAGTAGCGCTTAGCCTCAGCCAGCGCACTTCCGAGCGCCTGCACCTTGGTTGTAAACCTGCGGTACTCATTATGGTACATGCGGGTTTTAACCTTAAATTCATGCGCCTCAGCGTCCATCCTCTGCTGCATTTCAGGCGGGAACCTGCTGATGTACTGAGCAAAGCTCACACCTTCCGGGATTGTGAATGGCAGCTTAGGTTCCACTGGCGCAGCAGGCAGGCCCATAACGCCAGTGTGGTTGTTTTGTAGGAACTCCAGCACCATCTTATTGATACGGAACGGCGTGCCACTGAGCATCATACACGGCTCGATAATGGGTAGCGGGTCTACCTTCTGAGCGCGGTACTCTTTGTGGCGCAGTCGGCTGATTGCCTGATACGTCGCCGCCTGCCCCGGAGAGTGCCACATACCACCAAGCCCATTGGGATTAATTTCCGCAGGCGGGATAATCATCACTGGGTAGCAGCCTACTGTCATATCGGGCAGCTTAATCCAGTCGTTGAGCATGATAATCACATCATCATGCAGAGCGAAGTGTGCAGTGCCACGCTGTCTGGCGCTGCCACCGATACGGATAGTCTTGACCAGACCTGTTGGTTCGACTGCACGCATCATCATCTTACCGATTGTGATGAGCGCACGCTGAGGCAACACATCCATGTGCACCCCAACGTTAGCCGCCGATGCGCGGGCCTTGTTGTAGATGTGATTGGGAGACTTCGACTTGGAGCGCTTAACGTCTTGCCCCACACGCTGCATGTAAGCCGCTTCACGCGCACCTCTGGCTGAGGCTTTGTGGTACACCACCTCAGCCATTAGAGCCTGCCCCATGCTGCGTAGGTGCTGCGTAACAGCGACCTTCTCTACCGCCCCTGACATTGCCATGCTGAGCGCCAGAGTAGCGCAGGTCTTCACCCCAATCTCCCGCATGTGCGTCCGGTACTGCGCACCAAAGCCGCGAGTATTCTCATTCAGGATTTCCTGCATAGCTGCTTCGACAGTCGGATAAGCCTTAACCATTGCACGCTGCAACAGCGGCACAGCCGATGCCCGCCCTTCATCCATCGCTGCTTTGATGTTGTCTAACCACCCCGCGCGATGGCGTGCGCGGGCTTCTTCTTCCAGTCGAATCTGTTCTGCCAGCAAATCCATCATATCCCCTTACTCGTAATCGTCTTTGTTGTTCGGCACATCAATGAATGTTGGTTCGGCGTAACCCGGCTCAACACGTTTGCGCATACCTAAATCGCGCAGCACAGAGAGTTGCAGCAGGGAGTCACACGTACCAGTACCACCACAGGCTTCACACTCCATCTGCACGATTTCATGCCGGATAGTCATGCCCGTGAAGGTGCCACTGCCGTGGCAGGCAGCGCACTCTTTCTGGTCTAACACTGTGTCTTCAATTGCTTTTTGATAACGACTCATCACGTTTCCTCAGTTCCAGTTCCAGAATGAACAGCGCGTTGCACGCTGCATGTGCGAGGTGGTGCAGGCCAGATTCACTGTCCAGTTCCTCACCCCGGCCAACCGCCGTCAGGTGGCGCAGCAGCGCAGACTTGTAGCGTTCCTCACCTTCCGGCACGGTCTGCCACGAATGAGCTGCATACTTCTGAGCACCGAAGGTCAGCACCTGCCCGACAGCTTCCAGCGCTCGTGGCATACCGTCGAACACCAGCGCCATGCGAGGCTTGCCGCCATCATACTTCATACCACCGGGGCCACCTGCTACTTTGTTTTCAGGTGCTGCCTCATTACGCTTGCTCATCCTGATACTCCCCATCTTTGTACTTGGCATTTGCACGCACATAATCGTGGCCATCCTCATAGCGAGTAACCTCGTACACGGTCAGGCCAAGGCTGCGCATGAAGTCAACGATGTGCGGTAGGTCGTCGAATGCGCATACGATGTTGTCGAGGCCAATGTCTTCCAGCGCGGTACGCTTGACCTCGGTGTCCTGACGGCAATCGCCAATCTCACGCATGATGAGCTTGTCATAAACGACGCCGTTGTCTTCAAGCCACTGCTCAGTTACTTCACGAGCAATAGCCCCGCGCCCGGTCAGGATGATAATGCGATACGTTAGGGCCAGTGCGTTCACAATATCAATGGTGTCCTGAAACGGCGGGTCATCAATACCAGCCAGATTGAACTCAGCCCAAGCCTCGTCTAAGTGGCGGCGTTCAGGCGGCGGCATCAGGTGTAATCGCCAGCGGCCATCGGCCAGCGTACCATCAAGGTCAACAACCACGGTGTCTTTCAGTTGCATCGTGAGCTTCCTCTAAAGCAAAGATGATATCTTTGACGTAGGCCCAAGGGAGCCATACTTCTTCTCCGTCCTGCGAGATGCAGACGGTGCCATCGGGATACAGGTCAACCTGAGTACGAGCCTCCCAGTCAATCGAGAGGCCGTCCTCTTTGAGCTGCACCACACTATCTGAGTACAGTGTCCTGCTCAACTTAACATCTCCGGGCTGATAGTGAAGCGAGCAACCTCACCATATCGTGTGTGATAAGTAATAACGCTGGCGCTACGCTCACTCAACCAGCCGCCACGCGAGGCATAAGCATCCTTAGCTGCCAGCGTCTGGTGCTGCTCGATAATCATCACCGGAGTCTCCAACACTTTCTTATGGTGGAGGTGCCCGACGTGAGCGTAAGCATGTTTGGTTCTGCCATACACTTCGCGGAACTTCGCCACCAGCACAGTCTCAAGCTGCTCAGCTTTGCGCTTGTGGCCGTGGTGGAAGAACAGCGCAGTCTCGCCGTGCTCATAGCAGTAGTACGGGTCAGGGCTACGGTCAACAGTGACGCGAGGCTCATCAGCGTACAGCGTGTACAGCATCTCACGTAACCAGATAGAGCTGGCCATATCGTGGTTGCCCTCAGCACACACCACATGAACCTGCGGGAACTTGTCCAGCAGCATTGCGATGATGCGGCGCTGCGCACGAATGGCTACACGCACCAGCTTCTGGAACCGGGTGTCTGCATCCAGCACATGACCACTCGATGGGGTCACTGCGTCCAGACCATCCCAGTGCAGGAAGTCGCCGAGCTGACCGAGGATGGCCACTTGCGCCGGGGGCGCGGCTTCGATTGCAGCAGCGAACCACTTGACCAGCAGGTCTTCCGCAATCTTCATATCCCAGTCAGCGCCAGTCTCTTCCGCCCAAGACAGCATACCGAGGTGGTAGTCTGTCAGGATGAACAGGTCGAGCAACTCTTTCGGTGCTGGCCCGCCACGGTACTGGCGTGGTTGCTCCGGCTTAATCTCTTCACAGATAGCATCGACTGCTTCCTGCAACAGAGCCAGCTCACGCTCATGGTCTATCGCCGTCTTAACCCACTGGAGTGCGACGTTGCCGTCTTTGTCATACAGCGTTGACGTACCCTTAACCATGTACGGCTCAGGCACCTGCTTGGTCATGTCGTGGTCAGGACTCCAACCACCCTTTGCAAGCTGGCGCTTACGGTAGCGGATAGCGCTTTCTGTCATGTCGTGCTTGTCGGCGATGGCCTTGGTGCCAAGACCTGCCAGCATATCTTCTTTCAACTGCTCATCGGACAGCTTCATTATTTCCCCTTCGTGATTACAGCGCGTGCCTTTGTCGCTGCCGCTTTCTTACGTTTAAGCGCGGCGGCCTCTTTCTTCTCTGCTTCCGACTTGTGGGTCGGATACATCAAACCACTGCGAGCGGTCAGCCGCCACGTCATGGCATTGGCCAACCACTCTTCGACGGTCAGTTCCCGCTTGGCTCTGTTCGCGGCGTTCTCCATCTTGCCAAGCTGCGCATTGCACCACCTGCAAATGACACCCCTGATTTCCCCAGTCTTGTGGTCGTGGTCAACAACCATCAGCTTGAGGTCTGTCATTGGCTGATTACAGAGCGGGCAACTGCAACCCATCGCATTCTTCCGAAGCTGCAATAGAGTCGCGCCAGTCACTTTCTGCATACCATTCCTCACCCAGTTTCTTATGCAGCCAGACACGCAGCTCCTTGCTCAAGGTCAGCGTGTTTAAGTGGGCTGCGAATGAGTAGGTCGGCGTACGGTACAGCCATAATGCTACGGCTTCCGGCCACGGATTTTGGTCACGCCTCATGTACTCACGAAGCACGAACTCAGCAACAGCAGACTCATCATCGCTCTCGCAATATTGCTCAAGCATGTCGTAAGCTGTCTGCTTGCCAATGCCCTTGACGCCTGAGATGTTGTCGGCGGAATCGCCCATCAGCATCTGCGCCCAAAAGAACAGGGGGCCGTGGCCGACCAGAGACTTGTCACTCTTCGTCTCATGCCACCACAAGGTGCCGATACCTTTGCATGGCTCCAGCACTTTGTTGTCGTACGGGTCAAGGAATCTACCCGGCCAGCAACGCAGGTCTTTGTCAGCGCTATAGATAACAGCGTCGTCAATACCGATAGTCCAAGCGTCCATGATTAAGGTGTCGTCAGCCTCGAACTCAAAGTTCAGGTGGACGTACCAATCCTCACCATCAGGTACGTTGAACATGTTGCGGCCAATCGCTTTGCGCAATGGCTCAACCAGTCCCGGCTTCTTCTCTTTGTCCCGGTTGCCCTGATACAGCTTGACACCCCGCAGCTTGTAGCGGCCAGCTTTCTTGCACTCCGCAGCAGTCAGCTCGATACGCACCGATTGTGCATTGGCAAGGAACTTAGCAGTCAGCACGCCGGAGCAGAAGCGCGTCTTCGCCGTCTCAATACTCTTCGTGGTGGCTGCGGCCACATACACTGTTGAGTCTGCGTCGCAAAGAAGTATGCGCCCTGAGACGTAGCCGTCGAATTGGTCTTCATCAATAGCCCCCGCCGCCGACAACAAGCGACTTAATTTGCTCATCGACTCTCTCCATTACCTGTTGTTCAAACATTCGCTTGAGCGTGAAGAACATCTCATAGCTCATCTCTACTCTCTCGTTTCGGCTTTTGATTACTATTGACATGCTGCGCGGGTCGTCGTAGTAGATGACCTCGCCCTCTTCAAGTTCACGCATGGAACCTCCACGGCACATCCTTGTGCCTACACCGATTACAGGGATGGCAGTCCGAAGTCAGCTTCACCAGTTACGTCTGGCTCAGGCTTGGCTTCTTCGCTACCTTTCTTCGCACCCTTGGCACCCTTGGCACCACCCTTGCCTTTGACTGGCAGCTCTTCCGGCGGCGGCGTTACCTCTTTGACTTCTTCCTGCTCAGGCTCGTCAAGCTCAGGCAGTTCAGAGATAGCCGAACCAGCGCCACCGCCATTCAGCAGCAGGTCGAGCGGAGAGCCGGGGAACTCAGGGCTGGACAGCAGGGTATCCTGAATCCAGTTCTTCGATTTCCCTTCATCGTTCTTACCTTCGATGTACAGGGATTCCCAGTCCTCTTTGCTCGGACGGTTCCACAGGAACAGCTTGAACAGAGATTCGTCTTCCACTTCCGGCACGTCAAACGGTTCGTCAGTTACCGGGTTGACCGCGAGGCTGATATTCTCTAAGTCAATGTTAGCGTAGACTTTCTTGTTCTCGCCCTCACCGCTTTCGTTGTGGACGATAGGCAGGATGAATGTGCCGTTGATGAGCTGAGCGAAATGCTTAGCAGTCTTGTCCGGGTTCATACGTTTGAACAGCTTGTATGCCCCTGACTTACTGTTCAGGTCTTTCTTCACAGCAATCATCTGAGTGCGGATTACGCCGGGAACCATCTTACCATCCACAACTTCATGGAAGGTGGATTGCTTGTCTTTGCCCTTACCCCACACTGCGAACTTGAGGAAGAACTTATTGACAGGCGGCTTGCTTGCATCCTGCTTGATGGGCTGCGGCCCAACTTCAACATACTGAATCAGGCGTGCCAGTGCCTTACCTTCCGGCATCAGCTTACCACCACCACCAGCGACGGCTTCGTTAAAGTCCACACCTTCTTCTTCAACGAACTGCTCTACGGTAGCATTAAAGCGATTCAATACACTCGGCTTGGTCATATCTTGATACCCTTAGATTTCAGGAAATTACATTTGAACTCCAGCACTTCTTCGGCTGTCGTCTCTACGTGGTGCTTCTCATACATGCTTGGGCCTGCTTCCACCTCTGCCGGGAACGGAACTCTCAGGTCATACTCAGGCCATACGTGGTTGAAGTATTCCGGGATGCACTCCATGATTGCCTTGAGTCCAACGAAGAACTCATGCGGGCAGTCAGGCGCTATGTCGAAATAGAATGCGTCATGCACTTGGTTGATGGGAACCACGCGCCCACCAAAGAAGTCATTGGCCAGCAGCCAGCGGAACAACAGGCCACCGATACCCTGCACCCAAAACGCTGTCTCACCCTGAATCGGATAGTTACGCATTTGGGTTGGCTTGTACATCATCAAGTAACTGCGGGCTGCGCTATCCCATTTCTCATACTGACGGAATGAGTAACACGTACCACCCGGAGACTTGAAGAAGCCACGGCGGTAGACGCACCACCGTCCATTCTCATCCTGCTCCTTGAAGATATTGCTCTGACCGCTGCGCTCCACAGCCGGGAAGATAACCGATTCAAACCATGATTCCACTTCCGGGAACAGGGCTTTCTCGTTGTCGATGAATGCCTGCGCCTCTTCCTCAGTGCAGCCAGTGGAGTACGCGATACCTCGCGCCGTCGCACCATACTGATACGAGAATGCCTTGGGCTTAATGTCTGTACGCATCTGGCTATAGCGCTCGTGCTCAGGATGTGACTCATCCTTAGCCTTACGCTTGACCTCTTCGTAGTCCTCATTGAGCTGCGCGGCAAGACGCATACAGTGCATGTCGATGTTATCCATCAGAGCTTTGACGAGGTTCCTGTCCTTACTGAATCCCGCCAGCCCTACTACTTCCAGCGCTGAGTAGTCAGCCTCAACGATGCGACCGTCCGGCCCAAACCGGGAGGTGAACATCTGCTTAACTTTACTCGTGCCTTTGCGTGGAAGGTTCTGGCTATTTGGTCGAGCCGATGAGAGTCGAGTAGTTTCGGTGGCGGTCATGTTGATGGTGTGGTGTACGATACCGTCCGGCTGGATGAACTGCATCATACCAGACTGACCAGTAACATTACCTTCCTCATCGAACGTCTCGCTCAGGTAGTAGGTGCCAAGGTCTTTCTGTGCTTTAGCGCGGTCGGCAATCTCAACGACGCCGGGAATCTTACGCGCTGCCAGAATGTCCAGCACCTCGCCTGCTGTACTGAACACCGGGGTGCCATCAGCCAGCTTACGCTTACCTACCCAATCACCAGTGCGCCGCAGATATTCGCCCGGACGCTTCGGGTCTTCCCACAGAAGGTTGTCTGCAATCTCACGCGCTCGCCTATCTTTGTCGCGCAGCAGACCGGGCAGCTTACAGGTCAGCTCGCCCCACTTCATGTCCACCTCATCGGTGGCCAGCCGCTCGTACTTGGGTTCACCCTTGAACTTGCCAGCCGTGTAAAGACACTGGTGCACCTTCTCTACCGGGTCATACCATAGCCCGGACTCTTCATCGAACACGCACTCATCCTTGTGCTTCAACCACTTCTCCTTGCCGCGCTTGAACAGCGGTGCGTCAACCTTCACATAGATAGGATTGCCACCGTCGTCCGTGCGCGGTACACGGGCTTTGTATTTGAACACGCCGCCGAATACGAATGCGCTCATGTGATAAGCAGACGTGAACTTGAATTGCTCGCGGGCTTCCTGCGGCATGTCGTCCGGCAGGTAGTCCAGCAGCTTATCAGTCAGCTCATTGATTTGCGTCATCAGCTCTTGGCGATTGCGCTCGGCAACCTCGCGGTCTACGTGCAGACCGGAGTGCATCATGTACGCCCACATCAGCATACCTTCCATGCGAGTGAGCGCCATCTTCAACATCCCTTGCTTTTCAAGTTCCTTCCATTGCCCGACGAACACCTTCGTGGTGTTCTCGATATCGCCGCTCGGCCCTGATAAGTATTCACTCAACAGCTCAGGGTCAATCTGGCTTGTGAGATAACCTGCCTCCCACATTGCTTTGACTGCATCAACCTTGTGAGTACCGCCATACTTCGGGGCAGTCTCGTTCAAGGATGGGTACTGGGATTGCTGGTGTGTCAGCAGGTACTCGGCGTACGCTGTACAGAACACACGGCCACCACGTTTGAGGAAGTCAATGAACTCATCCCCATAGTGCATGAACCACCAGCTTAATTCGTACGGCGCGTTATGGGCTACCAGCATCTTCGTATCAGGATGCAGGTGCAGAGACTTGTTCTCTGCCCAGTCTTCCTTAGACGAGTACCGATACTCTTCGCGCTCATAGAACTCCCAGCCATCCTTGGTCAGTTCGCAGTCTCGTTGGCCTTGCATGACAACATAATTGTCCGGGCAGCGTGGCGATGCCAGCTCACCGAACCAATCATTGTTCTCTGTCTCGACGTCGATTATCTGCACTCTCACAGTACCACTCCACTAACAGGAAAACTGCACACAACCCCACGAAGGTAATCATGATGCACCGGACTTGCGCTTAACAAACGCGACCAGTGCTTCGTAGTTGTCGTGGTGCTTCTGCTCGATGTACACCCTGCGGCTGAGGCTGGTATCAGGACGTACGACTCGCAGAGTAAGCAGCTCATCATACGACTGAGCTTGATTGGCAACAGCCGGATACCATTCAACATCCGCAGCCGTCAGGTCTGGATGGTACGGGTACGCCATGAAGTCTCCGGGGTCACGGCTGTACTGACCAGAGTAACGCGGGATGCTGGACGGGAAGTAGAACTGGTTCAGGTTTAAGTCGAACTCAGCCAGCACCTGCGACCACGCGCCGCACTTGCTTATGATTACATCGACCGGGCCAACCTTGTACACGCCGTACAGCCGGGAGCCGAAGTCGCCACCCTCTGCTGCATCATGATAGCTTGGCATGTACTCGTAGTTGATTTCCTGCTCGCGGGCATACCGCTCAAGCAGACTATCAAGCCAGTCCAGCTTACGAGCTATCTCATCAACGTTGCTGCCCCAGCCATACACCACAACGTCGAAGTCTTTAGGCTCGATGCCAAGCGCAGTGTCCCTTGCCCCACCCCCTGCGACAACAAAGCTCAACCCTTCGCCCTGCAACACATGACAAATCTCACGCGCCCATGCACGCTTTGCTTCTGCATTACTGAACATTTTTCTTTTTCCCCTTGCGGTAGGTGTAGTTAACCACTGCCACTACGTCGGCAGGCGGTACATTGAAACGCTCGGCCAGCGCCTCAGCGCCACGGAACGAGTCACCCTTGCGGTACTGCGCTCGGATTATCTCTTGCTCACGCAGGCTTAAAGGTACTGCTCGATACGTGCGTTCTTCCATACTGCTTCTCCCCACACTTCTCACATTCATAAATCACCAGCGTCTTGCCAGTGGCCTTGCCCTTGACCTGCTCGACCAGCAGGCATCCGCCGCAAGAGCAACGGCGGTAGCTGCGCCCCTTTACCATTTGCTCGGCAGGCCAGCAGTCATGTAGCTGGTCGTCGGCTTGCGCAGAACGTACTGATTGTACGTCTCAATGGCAGTGCACGCTTCCTGATAGAGACGCTCAGCCTCACCATAGCTCCAGTCTTCCGGCTGGGGTACAGGCTCTGCGGCCTCTACCAGCAGCTCCCAGCATTCAGGTCGTGCAGTCCACGAGCCGTAGATGCCGGAGCCGCGAGCGCCATCATCACGCTTGATGCTGATGCACTTGGCATCAATGTCAACGACAGTACCAGTCGCGCCGTAGTGCACGCTCTTGGTATCACAGTTACGAACGCGGTCGCCTACTTTGATTGTGCTCATTACATATCCTCGAATTGGCATTTGTCTGCATAGAAATGAACCTGCGACCGGATGTTGGATGGACGCCCAGCCACCTGCCGCTTGTTCTTCGGAGTGCTCACACCGCGCCGTGCTGCCAGCGCCGGGTCGTCAACCGAACCGAGCATGACAATCACATCGGTCGCACCTTGGATACCAGTCTTGGAATCCTTGAGTGCATCCAGCGCAGGGAACATATCGTCGGCACCATCTGCGGATACTTGAACCGTAGCTATTGATACGAAGTTATGCCGCACCGCCAGCTCACGTACCTCCTGCCAGAGTTGCTCGACTTGGCTGGCTTTGTTACTGTTCGCGTCAGCCACGGACAGCTTGAAGTTGGCCAGCATATCCCATACCACGATGCAGGGATTCATTGCTTCAATGACTTGCTCAGCCTTGGCCAGAGTAGCGCCGTGCATATCCTTGACGCGGATGATGTTGGCTGGCGCACCGATGGCCTTGGCATACTTCTCGTGGAGTTTCTTTCTGTCCTTACCCAGCTCCTTCAACTCAGGGAGCGTGCACTTCAACGCCGCTTGGTAGATGCGCGGGATGATATTGATGCCCTGCCCCTCGTTGTTGAACCACAGGATTGGCCTGCCCGGATGCAGCTTGTGCGCCTGCGCCGCCATTCTCGTAAGGTTAAACGCGAGGAAGGAAGTCTTCCCGCTGTCGGGTCGAGCGCCGATGGCAACTGAGTCGCCGGGGAGAAGCACGCGCACACTGTCTTGCAAGCAGATAAGACCGAACTTGAAACCGTGGTCGTCATCCGTGCGATTAATAATATCAACCACATCATCGTCCACGTAATCAGTGATAGATGACTGCCCCCGGCTGCGACGTGCGCCCTCAGCAAGACGCCCAAGCTCGTAGATAAAATCAATTTCCTCACCATTGTCGTACCTCTGAGCAAGGAGGTTAACCTTGCCCGCTGTATCCAGCTCGACTAACTGGTCAATGATTCCTTCTACCTGCGGCTTGGTTGGTTGATACTCCCGGAGCTGCTGGCACAAAGACTCAAACGCCGCCATCTGTTCAGGCGTGCTACCCGTCTTGAGCCGGACGTGTGTGCCAAGCGTATCCATATCCACATAGTCTGAATCTGGAAACGCCTCGAAGTATGAGCCATATGCACGCAGCATGTAGCTGGTAGTCTGGCTCATCATGTCCTCTGGAATGGCGTGTCGCAGGGTATTGTATTTACCCCGCTCGCGCATGACAGAGAGCAACAGTTTATCAAGCACATTACCCTCCTATATTGTTCGCACCCTGCCACACACTCTCAGCTCGCGTCTGAGCCTGTCGCTTTGGTGGTGGTGTATTGATATCACTTCATAGCGATTGGCCAGCACAACGCTAACCAGAGCGCGTATGGTGGCATCATCTGCATTGGCTACGAACGCGGCGTTGCCATCCACTCTGTCACCTCTACGCACATGCTCAAGATAGTCGGCGGCGGCATCGTAAATCCATATGCCTCGCGTCTCATCCTCATCGTGGTTGGTGACAGTCACTGCCATTAGGTGGTTGTGTGGCGAGCGCCACGGTATGAACTGCCGCCCGGTATAATCCAGACCACAGTAGCTGGCCGAATTATCCGGCAGATAGATACGCCCATACGTTGGGCTGGCAGTCAGCACACTGAGGTGTGGCAGCAGCTCATTCTTCTCCAGCGCTGGCAGCAGAAGTCCCGGCTGTTTGGCTATCACCTCAATGAGAGGGACAACATCAGTCGGCACCTTCACCTGCTCTTTGGCTGGCGGTATGTATGGTGCATGGTTGAGGGGTTGAAAATCAGAGTGGCCGCAGCGGTGGCACTTGCACCATACGCCCTCGCTGTTCCGGCCATACTCAAAGTTGGTCTTACTGAATGAGCGCGAGCAAGCGTGAAACGTCCGACGCTTTTGTCCTATCGGCAGACGCCTCGCCAGCTCCGGCCATTCGTCATTGCTCACTGTCTTTCTCATTCGTTGTCCCACTCCGGCTCGTACTGCACTATGCGCTTCATGTTGACACTACCAACGACACGCAAGACGCGGGCTGTGACACCATGCACTCTGGATAGACGCTCAGCTTCACGGCGAGCTGACTCTTCGGTAGTGTGGATGAGTCGCGGCGGCGTCGTACCACCTTCAACGAGGCACATGAATCTGCCCCGGCCCTGCTCAGGTGCAGGTTCAGGCTCGCCTATGAGTATGGTGTTGGACGTCAGCCAGTCAGATTTGTAGCGCCCTATCTCTGGCTCAGTCCTGCGGTAGCCGTTCTCTGACATGTACCAGTGAACGAGGTATTTCGTTTCACCCTTCGGGGCATCAGGCCGCGCATATATTACGATACCCTCAGAGCCACGGCGTGTGCCACAGTTGGAGCCTACCTGTCGGATGCGGTCGCCCATCGCATAAGTCTTGTCTACCATTTAATCCACCCTTTACCCCAGCCATAGTCGATGCACTTGGTCATACCAACTGCGCCCACGACGAAGCCAAGCAGTGTGCCTAACACACCAGTAAGCTGCGTCCCGATATAGGGTGCAATAAGATAGGCGATACCTACCCACGCAACACCCCACAAAATAACTACAGCTACAAACAGCGCTAATACTTTGAGCATATTTCCTCCGGTTGTGCTTAACAGATACTTTCATAATGGCATCCATCAAGAATGCCATGAGTAAATATCTAAGCCTTTGATACCATTCCGTATTCAGTATCCGGGTCGTCAAGTAAACCCTCCGGGAAATACTGAGGCTGGCCATTATCTACCCCAACGAATACAAGAGTGTTGCTGTCTTCTTTATCGAGGCCAACATAATTAAACCCACTCTTATTGGTGTCGAGCACAACCGCGCAGAAGATACCGCCGGACAGTTGATACACATCACCTTCTTTCAGGTCTTCCACTTTTGTTATGCGTGGCATTCACTTATCCCCATGCTATTTACTATACGTTGAAGGTCGTCGCGCTTAGCTTCGGCCTCCCATTTTGTTTCGCGCACTGCGAACGGATATGTCGGCAGGTCTTCATAAACCACCCACCAGTGTTTACCAGTGGGTGATTTACGAACCACCAGATTAGTGGAGCGTAGCACGTTTGACACCCCGCGCCGCTTCCATTAATTCAGACAGGCCACCCTGTAATTGGTGCAGCATCTGGTCGAGAACTTCGCCAGCGAACAGGAGGCTGAGCTGCGTCTCTGTCAGGTCGGACGGCACATGCTCGCAGGCGAGGAACCATTCATGATACGAATCATGCACAGTCTCTTCACATGCAAAGCGTACCGCTAAGCTGGCTGCCATCTGCATAGCAACGACGCCCTCTCTGTCACCTTCCAGTTCCATTTGCTTGGCGCTCAGGCTGGCGATGAGGGTCACGTTGCGGGCAAGGACTGCACCCGTACGGGTAGGCTGAATGATGCCGATGCTGTCAACACGGTTGTTACGCACCGCAGCGACGTACACTACCTTCGGGATGAACCCGCCACGGAACTCGATAATATCGTGCACATCAGGGGTGGCGTCGATTTCATTACCGAGCTGGCACACAACTGCAAGCTGCTGCTTGTTAAACTTTTCAAAATTAATAGCCATGTGATTTACCTTTTACTTTACGGATTGAGAACTTGTCATTCTCGTAAGCATAGAACTCATACTCAGGAGAGTGACCGGACTTGGTTACTACCAAGCGCTTGCCATCATACTCGACGGCACCGAGGCGCTGCACATAGCCAGAGTAAGCGACGATGTAGTCACCGATTTCCAGTTGCTCACTGGTCTTGGTGATGTACTCGAACGGCTCCGGGTCAGCCACGGCAGTTGGCATAGGCCCAAAGGCATCCTTCACCCACTGTACCAGCGCTTCCCATTTTGGATTGGACATATCATACCTCTCTTTCTTCCAGCCAGATTTGCGCGGCTGCTTCCGCATCTTCATAACTGATGAAGCCAGTGTGCTCCACCCCATCCGGTGACTTGAAGTTCCAGACTGGTGGTGCTGCGTGGATGTTGCCCGTCGCGTAGATTACGCAGGGGAATACGCCGCCGACTGAATGACCACGCAGCCCACCATTACCTGCAAGGTGGCCACGGGTTGCGGCGACGCCGCGCTGTTCTTCTTCATCATGAATGAGTGCAGCAACATCCACGATTGATTCGCTTGCCAGTGACATGATAGTTACCTCACTAAATAATATTCCCAGTGCATGAAGTGGCTGCCGAGATACACGGCACGGCTCACCAGATTTGGATTGCTTGCCCCACCAAGTGCGCAGTAACCTGCGTAGGTTATCTGATTGGCGTGGGCATTGTATGTGCTGCCACCCATAGTCACCTCATGTCAGATTAATATTGTGACCATTGATTGATAGAGTGACGATGGTGGTCGTGCCATCGCCCTCCAGTTTTTCTTTGAGGTGTGGCAGCACCGCTTCGCACTCGCCAACGTAGGCCAGCGTGCTAATGGTGCCGCCTTGATGCAGGTCAATGACGCAAGCAGAGTACACCTGTCCATCAGGTGCGCCCAGCGGTACATCATACGCATCCAAATGCACCTTCTCCATAGTGGCAGCCAGTGCCATTGTGCAGGTGCTGACATACAGAGTAGCCAGTACCAGCAGGACAAACAGGAAACCTCTGCTTACTTTCATGATTATCCCTCGGCTATGCCGAACAGATACATGTCGCCCTGAAAGATAGGCGTCATGGTAGCGACCCATTGCCGCATCGTGCGGTCGGCAGCATTGAAGTGCTGGTCATTCAGCAGGTCAATGATGAACGGGCGGCCACCAGTGTACGCCTTGACACGCTCAATAATCTGTTCGTCTGTTGCATCTTCTGCGGTCATGTGATGACCTAAGATTTCAAACTGGTTAAACACAACCAGACCCTCGCGGTAGTCGGGCAACAGGTAGGTCAGCACGACAACGTGCTCACCATCCTCGAAGTCCTTGCCGCGATACACTTTCACTTTGTGGAATGCCATGCTTACTCCAACGCTTCGAAGTCGCCGTCATTGTCGTAGCCGTAACCCAGCACGCCAGCCAGTTCGCCGCTAACACCTTCGGCCTGCGTGTCGTCGAACAGGACGATGAAGTCATCGTCATCAGACGCCAGACCACGGTACATATCTACATCCGGGTGCGCATCGAATGCAGGCAGGCTCTCACCAGTATCGCCACGGTACACAACCACACCTACAGCGTCGTTGAACCAAGTTGATTTAACGCGCTGACCTAATTTTAATTTGCTCATGTTAATACCCTCTGTTTGTGGAATGGATTTCATAAAGGCTACCCGCTGGACAGCCTTGAGTAATCCACTGCTTACAGCTTCCACAACCATAGCAAGTTGATGCTGATGCCAACGGCTATTGCTGCGGAGGTAGGCAAGAAGTAAGCAGCAGCCAGTCCAGCGCTGATACCCACCTTGAGAATGATGGCTGTCTCCCAGTGGCGACGCTCCACCCTCTTCACCCAGCCCAGCAGATTAGTGTTCATCGCCAAGCACCGCCGTGCCTAACATGAACAGTAAGGTGCCCCCTGCCATGATGCTATAGAACAGATGCCCTTCGAGCGCAGCCGCTGTGAGATACAGCGAGTGAAACAGGAAGTGCATCTTGTGCGCAACGTGGCTCGCACCGCTCCGTGTTACCGCAATCTTCATGCAAAACTCCTAACGTTTGTATGATTTATGGGCAGCGCGAACGATGTAGATGATTAGCGTGCCAACACCTACATGGCAGCTAATCATCGCCAACACTTCAAGCGCTGGCATTACTCTTCGATTTCGATAGAGCCGATTTCTTCATAACCATCGGCGACCATACGCTCAGCAGCGTCATCATTCAACGCGCCACCGTGAATCAGGAAGCCAATAGCCCCCAGCTTTTTGATATCGTCGAACAGAGTCGGCAGCCCAGCGATGGCGCTTTCTTTGGTGTCGAAAGTGTCGCCGCTCTCGGTGCCGCTGGTGCACAGTGCCATGTTGCCCTGAGCCAGACCGTCGCCGACCACAGCGATGATATCTTTTTGGGATGCAGAGAAGTACGCAGTTACTTTAGCCATGATTGAACCCTCAGTTAGTTGTGGCATGATTGCCCTACTGCCCTCGACTATGCAAGGGCAGACAGAAATCACGCTACAGCAGCGACGAACTCATCCAGCGCCGGGTTATCGACAGTGAACTCAGCCACTTTCTCCGGGCTGTACTGCGCTGCCGCTTCCGGGCTGTACCCGCCACCATTCACGATGAACATGATAGGCGCAGTCGGTTTCTTCAACTGCGTTTCCAGTTCAGCGATAGCAGCAGACAGGTCGGAACCCGGCTTGATATCCAGAGCCAGTGACGGCGTATCTTCTACAGCATCACCCAGCAGAGCGATGAGGGTTACTTTGTCACTGGTCAGCAGTACGGTTACTTTGGTCATGATAAATCCTCGATAGGTTGGGGCATGATTGCCATGTTGCCCCCTCGCAAGGAGGCAACCGGGCATCACGCAGCAGCGCCGAACACATGCAGCACTTCAACTTCCGTGCCTTTCAGGTCGTCACTGTCTTTGTTCACTCCGTTGCTGAACAGCATAGGCCACAGGAACTCAGGCGGCAGCTCATCGCCCGACTCGCCAAGCTGTTCGAGAGCACCAGCTTTGATTTCGTCGATGTTGTAGCCGTCCGACAGACCTTGCAGGATTGCGAAGGTATCTTCACCCTCGATAGCCAGCACCGGAGCGGATACGCCGTCTTCAAATTTTTCAGCAGCGATGCCGCGAATCAGTACGAGTTTAGTCATGATAATTACTCCAGAATTTAAGAGGCAGGATTGCCATAAAGCCACCTCGCAAGATGGCTTGAGTCAAGCCCGCTGTTATTCAACAACGCCTACGTGTTCCAGCTCCACACGCTCACCCCACAACGGCTCAGCAACCTCTTGTAGTGTGTCTTCCGGGATGCCGTGAATCAGGAAAGCGATAGCAGGCGGTACGCCTACCTTTTTCAGTTCAGCCAGCACAGCCTCGGCCTCTTCCGGCTCGCCCTCTTTACGAGTGTGAGCAATCAGGGATTCAGTGTCGCTGTCACGCAGGACGTAGGCCAGAACCTTCTGAGAATCTACGCCGCGAGCAATGTACGCATTTGCCATTTTAAGTCTCCTTAGACTATTGGTTGGGTTAACAATTCAGGCCACTCATTGAATGGCCTGTCAGTTAATCCAGCTCGTTAGGCTGCGGATTCAACGCTGAACACTTCGTCAATGGTCGCACCTTCCACATCGGCGGCATCCAGCAGCGGCACGCTGTTCATCATGGCGACGAGCGGCAGCGGCAGGTCAGGGTCGATGCCATTCGCCCGGAAGTGCGCCTCGATAGTCTCTTTGCTATCGTGGTCTTTGTTGATGCCTGCAATCAGATAGCGGCTGCCATCGGTCAGCGCCACGTATTCACGCTGTTGCATTTCTTCAACGTGGCCGCCAGAGAAAGCGGAGGCAGGCAGGTCACGCAGCAGGACTACAGTAATTTTGGACATGGTAATCTCCAGTTGGTTTGTGGCATTATTGCCGTGGTTACAATCCAGCCCACTCAGTGAATGGGCTGTCAGTAATCACGCAGCTTTCAGCTTGCGCAGGCCGTCCAGCACGTTCTGAGGCACGACAACCTTGTTCGCATCCTCATCACGCCCTTCATGGCGCAGCTCGTTTGCCTTGTTCATTGCCTTTTCAGCTTTGGCAATCAGCTTGTCGAGCGCAGCTTGCAGGTCGAACCCTTCGAACGCAGATTCAGGCTTGCAAGTCCACCAGCCAGTCTCTTTGGCCTTGTCAAAGTTGGCTTTGATGTGCTCAGCGCCTTTCCAGCCCACGAAACCAACGTTGCCGTTGCTGCGGGTGCCGATGGTCAGGCCACCAAACTGGACGAACCAGTCAACCAGAGCTTTCTGGCGAACGCCTGTTCCAAGCCCGTTGACGTAATGCTCAGCACGAGTGTAGTCACCGTGCTTGTAAGCGTGCATCAGAATGCCTACAGCCACGTCCTGAATACCTTCACGCAGTGTTTTAGCGCTGCTGATTGACTCAGCGATAGCCTTGTCGAGCTGGACAACGTTTTTGAAGCTAGTGTATTTGAATTGCATGATAAACCCCTTGTCGGTTTGGTTGATTTCACATAGCGCCCCGTAGGACGCTATAGGCTATCAGCCACGGCGTTTGCTCAGGCGCTGGTCTACTACCCAGCAGAGCGCAGCCAGTACACACAGTGCTGCGAACATTTTATGCCTCCACTACCCAAAATTGCTCACCATCGTAAGTCCAAGCAGTGAATTGCCCGGCTTCCATTTCGGCCTCAGTCTTGCTGACAAACTTGCCAGCAGGCTTGCCCGGATATGGTGAATCCATGAAGATTGCATCATCATCATCGGTCACTACCATGATGCAGTCCTGTTCAAAGGCTTTACAGAACAGCTTAACAGCCTGTCTGATTTCGTAGATTCCATCGACAGGGAAGACCATGCTTAACTCATACGCATCGTTAAACTTGCCTGTCAGTGTGACCGGAATCACTCCGAACATATCCTGCACCGTTCGCAGTGCCTTGCAATGAAGCGCCAGATTAACACACTCAGCGTTTGCCTGACGATATGCGCTTGCATAGATACGGTACAT